GCACACAAATATCAAGGTGCACAGGATATTATGCAACGTGTGAGGTTTGCATACGAAGAAACACCTGATTATATTAGATGTGGTGTAACAAGTTATAATAAAGGATCAATGGATTTTGACAACGGTTCAAGAATCATAGCACAAACAACTACAGAAACAACTGGTAGAGGTATGTCTATATCACTAGTATACATGGATGAGTTTGCGTTTGTTGAACCACAACAAAAAGCCAATGAGTTTTGGACTTCCTTATCTCCTACATTATCAACAGGTGGTAAATGTATTATTACATCAACGCCAAACAATGATGATGATGTTTTTGCAGGACTGTGGAGAGGTGCAAACAAACGTGTTGACGAGTTTGGTCAGCCAACTAGAGATGGTACTGGTATAAATGGTTTTAAAGCAATTGGTGTTCATTGGAGTGAACATCCAGATAGAGATGAACAATGGGCAAAAGATGAAAGAGCAAGAATTGGTGAAGAAAGATTTAGACGTGAACATGATTGTGAGTTTATTGCATTTGATGAAACATTAATTGACGGATTAAAATTAGTTTCATTAGCAGGTAAAGATCCTTTATACAAGACAGGCCAAGTACGTTGGTATGAAAGACCTAAGAAAGGTCAAACATACGTGGCGGCACTTGATCCAAGTTTAGGTACAGGTGGTGACTTTGCGGCAATACAAGTTTATAGTGTGCCTGAATTAAAACAAGTTGCTGAATGGCAACATAATAAAACTTCTATACAAGGACAGGTTAGAGCTTTGTTAGGTATACTAAAAGAGTTAGATAGTAATTTAAAAGAACAAGGATCACAGTCACCTGAAATATATTGGACAGTTGAGAACAATGCATTAGGTGAAGGAGCCATTGTAGCTATTGAAGAAATGGATGAAGCTAGATTTCCTGGTTTCTTTTTACATGAACCAAGACGTGCAGGACAACAAAGAAGAGATGTTCACAAACGTAAAGGTTATAATACAACACACAAAGCAAAAATAACAGCTTGTAGTAAACTAAAACACTATGTTGAAACAGGTAAGATGACACTTAATAGTAGAAATTTAATTAGAGAATTAAAATTGTTTGTAGCTAGAGGTAATTCTTTCTCTGCTAAAATAGGTGAAAACGATGACCTAGTATCAGCAACATTACTTTGTTGTAGACTAGTAGCATACTTGGCCAAATATGATCCTATATTTGAGCAAAGTTTAGGAGACGAAGGTGATCCTGATCAGGACAATATGACACCAATGCCAATGATTATATAATCAATGGTAAATAATAGCATGGCAGTAAATTACTCATCAGTTGCAGAAAAAGTATTCAAAGTACTCAAAGGATCTGGGTTAAACATTCAGATGTTTGATGCACAAGATGGAAAAGAGCTATCAAATCCTCAACAATCAAGATTTTTTTATATAGCAGATCCAAACTTAATGGTTAATTTAGACGAACAAAATCAAGAGTTAAAAGTGCATAAAGGCCCAGAAAACATAGCAGTTTTATCTGATTTACTTAAATCATTAAGAAATTTAGCAAAAGATAACCTTTTAGACTTTGATTTAAGGGAATTTGGCAGGGAGATAAAGCCCAAAAATTACACTTATCGGTTAAATAGTAATAAGGTTACAGAAGAAATGGACAACGACATGGAAAAAGATCAAGATAAAATGAATACTACAGCAAATCTAAGAGATGTTGTATCACAAAAATTAACAGCACCAGTAATGATGCATCAAAGAAATGCTTCTCAATCAGAATTTGATCCAGAGAAAGTTACGCAGTTCAGAGACAAAGATGCCAAAATTGCATTTAGATTAAGTGACTTGGCCGCTAGAGCACATGACGATGAAATTTCAGTTTACCTTGCAAGAATGAGTGATAAGTTTTCAGGCAATGACCCAGAAGGTTGGTCTTCACCAGCTGAAAGAAATACAGACATAAAAGTAATTAATGCAATACTTAAAAAAATTCAAGAGCCAAAACCAGTTGCAAAAGCAGAAGCAACAAATTCAGAACTACCAGAGTTTAATCAGTTAGAAGAAGCATTAAACAGATTAACAGGAACTGATGTAGTAGTTGATGTAGTAGTTGAATCAAGCCATGACTCAATGGTTAAAGACAGAGAAGATTACATGGCTAAAAGAAAAGCATTACAAGATATTCAAATGAGACCAATGGATGATAAATTAAAAGCAGAAGTTATGCGTAGAAAAGCAGAACTAGAAGATGCGGCTAAAAAAATGGGTCTTAAAGAAAGCATCACAGAAGGTGGCAATGCTTGGGATTTAGCTGACACAGAATCTAAAGAAACAATTGAAAACGCAGGCAGTGAACAAGAAGCATTACAAGGATTACAAGATATGATTTATCCAAATCCAAAAGATGCTGACGAAAATTGGGCTAACGACATTATTAATGATTACATTGAGATGATCAAGACACAAGGTTTTGATAAAGTACAAGCAGGTATTGAAAGAGCAAACTTTGAACCTGAAATACCAGAGATGCCAGAATCAAAAGAAACTGACCACGATGTTGAAGAAGATGCTGAACTGACAATTCTAAAAAGAAATGCAGGAATGAAAGAAACCAAAGGTAAAGACCATGATGGTGATGGCGACGTAGATTCAGATGATTATATGGCCGCAAAAGACAAAGCTATTAAAAAAGCAATGAGTGAAGACAAAAATGAAGTTATTGCAAGAATGCAAGACTTGATTAATTATAGACGTTAATATAATTTAATTTTCCAATTTCCCAAAAAAAACACTTGACTTTTATCTAAATACTAAATATACTAGTGTTTAATGTTAAAAATATTAAACATTAACAGGCAACAACATAGGCTAATAAAGGCACATATAGGCACAAGGAGGCTCACACTATGGCAACACTAGCAGAAATCCGTGCGAAACTGGCGGAACAAGAAAACAAATCCTCATCAAGAGGTTCAGTATCGGATAACGCAATTTTTCCGTTCTGGAATATTCCGGAAGGAACAACTTCAACAATTAGATTTTTACCAGATGCAGATAAAAACAATACTTTTTTCTGGGTAGAAAGAGCAATGATCAAATTACCTTTTCCAGGTATTAAAGGTCAAGCTGACACTAAACCAACTCTTGTACAAGTACCGTGTATGGAAATGTGGAATGAACCATGTCAAGTACTAGCGGAAGTAAGAACTTGGTTTAAAGATAAATCATTAGAAGATATGGGAAGAAAATATTGGAAAAAACGTTCTTATATTTTTAATGGTTTTGTAGTTAATTCAACATTAGATGAAGATACTACTCCTGAAAATCCAATTAGAAGATTTGTAATTAATCCTTCTATCTTTAATATTATTAGATCAGCATTAATGAATCCAGATATGGAAGATCTACCAACTGATTTAGAATCAGGAAGAGATTTCAAATTAACGAAAACTCAAAAAGGTGGTTATGCTGACTATTCAACATCAACTTGGAGTTTCAAAGCAAGATCAATTAGTGAATCAGAAAGAGGAGCAATTGATCAATATGGTTTACATAATTTAAGTGACTATATGCCTAAGAAACCATCTCAAGAAGAACAAAGAATTATTCAAGAGATGTTTAAAGCATCAGTTGATGGAGAACTATATGATCCAGATAGGTTTAGTCAATACTATAAACCAGCTGGATTACAAACTTCGGGTTCTACAAACAGTGCACCAGCAACAGCATCAGCGACTGCAACTGCACCAGTAACTGAAACTGCGACAGCTACACCAGTAGCACAGGCGCCAGTAACAGCTACACCAGTAGTAGAAGCTCAAGCACCAGTAGTAGAAAATACTCCTGAACCTGCAAAAGTAGAAGTAGCCGAAACAGTAACGGCAACTGCTACTGAATCAACTTCAAATACAGGAAGCAAAGTATCAGCTGACGATATTTTGTCAATGATCAGAAGTAGACAAGCAAACAAATAGTAAGTTAATGTATGGTGGTGCATATTATTTGCACCATCATCTTACTCAAGGAGAATTAAAATGGTACGACCGTTCGATGTAAGTAAATTTAGAAATAGCTTAACAAAAAGCATACAAGGTATTTCTGTAGGATTTGATTCTGATCCAGACACATGGATTTCTACAGGAAATTATACTTTAAATCATCTTATCAGTGGAGACTTTGAAAGAGGAATTCCATTAGGTAGGGTAACTATGTTAGCAGGTGAATCAGGCTCAGGTAAAAGTTTGATAGCATCTGGTAATATTATTAGAAATGCACAGAAACAAGGAATCTTTTGTGTAGCACTTGACTCAGAAAATGCATTGCATGAAACTTGGTTACAAGATCTGGGAGTAGATACTTCAGATGACAAGTTACTAAGAATTAATGTAGCAATGGTTGATGATGTTGCAAAAATTATTAGTGATTTTATTACTAATTACAAAAAAGATTATCAAGATAAACCACAAGAAGAAAGACCAAAAGTACTTTTTGTAATTGACTCTTTAGGTATGTTATTAACACCAACCGACAGAGACCAATTTGAAAAAGGTGATATGAAAGGTGATTTAGGTAGAAAAGCAAAATCACTTACAGCATTAATTAGAAATACTGTTAACTTAATTGGTAGTTTGAATATTGGTTTACTAGCAACTAACCACACTTATGCATCACAAGATATGTTTGATCCAGATGATAAAGTATCAGGCGGACAAGGTTTTGTATATGCAAGTAGTATTGTTATTGCAATGAAAAAACTAAAACTAAAAGAAGATGAAGATGGTAATAAAATATCTGATGTTCGTGGTATTAGAGCAAGTTGTAAAGTCATGAAAACTAGATTCAATAAACCATTTGAAGCTGTTCAAGTTAAAATTCCATACGAATCAGGAATGGATCCATATAGTGGTCTTGTTGATTTGTTTGAGAAAAAAGGTATATTAGTCAAACAAGGAAACAGATTAAAGTACGTTGACAGAATGGGTAAAGAACATTTGCACTATCGTAAACAATGGACTGGCGAGAATCTAGATTTAGTTATGGCTGAATTTCAAGAACCTTCTGAAAAACAAACTATAAATAAAACCGAAGGAGCAACAAGCAATGACGATGCAAATGGAGGCGGAGATGCTACTTGAAGCTTGGCAAAAGTTGATAGAGTTTATTCCAGCAAAAGATAAACCAGATGCGGCAAGATCATATGTGTCACTAATTGACGAATACAGTATTGACGATCAACAAATTCAAGAGATCAAAGATGCTGACGGTCTTTTAGAAGCGGCACTAAATGAATATTATCATGACGATAATGAAGATGTCGATGATGATGAATCAGAGGAGTGGTAGATGCCACAAGGCTGGTACGGACAAGTAACATCTGATCTTGGTAAGATTGCTGAATGTATTACTTTCTACGAAAGTGAATTAGATCAAGCTAGAGTAGAATGCGGGTTAACTGGAAACATTGAAAAGAATGCTTCTAAAGTACCTGGGATAGTTGAACATAGATTTAATCAATTACAAGAAATTGAAGCTATTCTAGAATTTCTAAATATACAATTACGCAAAATTAGAAGTATCCATTATAAAAAGTTCTTAGAAACTTATCAAAGAGCTTTGACATCCAACGATGTAAAAAATTATATTGATGCAGAAGATGAAGTAGTTAGTATGACCAACATTGTAAATGAGTTTGCATTGCTAAGAAATAAGTTTCTTGGACTAATGAAAGCCATTGATGCCAAGCAATTTCAGATCAATAACATAGTCAAATTACGTGTAGCAGGTCTTGATGATGCAGAACTATTTGCAAAAAAATAGTTTCTGTGTTACAATAATGTTATGAATAAAAGAAATGCAATAATAATGACTGTATTAGCAGTAGTACTAGTTGTATTTTCTGTATTTGTGTATTTAGAAACACATATAGAAAACAACTGTACTGATGATGGTTGTCCTAGTTTTTTCTTAGGATCTAAATCAATAACGGAAATAAAAGAATAAAATGCAAAAAGCAATATTACAAATAAGAGATGAAGTAAACGTAAAGTTTGAAGGCTTGGATGTCAGCACACGAAGAAAAATATCTGACAAGCTAAAGTATTTCGTACCTTATGCTTATCATCTACCAGCATATAAACTTGGACGGTGGGATGGGTTTATTAGATTTTGTGATATTGGAGGAAGAACATATTTAAATTTAATTGATAAAATATT